CTACCGAGAGTGTGAATGCTATCGCCGGTATGGCTACGGCCAGCGACGAAGAACTGGCTGCAATGGTTGAAGATTGGCAGACCTTGCAGGGTGAGCAGGACAATGTGGCAAAGAGCATTGCCGAGCTAAATACCGACTTCACAGCCGAGATGGACAAACTGCAGCAGGAACTGGCGGCAGACATCGAAGCTATGAACCTCAGCGAAGATGCAGCTACGAGTGGTAAAAATACGATTCAAGGCTTTATCAACGGCGCTACCGATATGCTTCCGCAGGTTACTGCCGCTTATGCCCGGATTGCACAGGCAGCAATGAACGCAATCGACAGCACTTTGGATATTAACAGCCCATCCAAAGAAATGGAGTACCGGGCAGAAATGACCTGGGATGGTTACATCAACCAAACCAAGGCTATGGAGCCTGAGTTAACAGCTGCTATGTCCGAAGCTGCGAATGCCGGCGCAGACGCAACTGCAACTGATCTGCAGTTGCTGACCTTTGCACCTCAACTGATCGCCGCTATGAATGCGTACCGGGGTGCAGATGTTGCAGAAGCACACAGCGCAGATCGGAGCACTTCGACATCAGTACAGGTTACCTTCCAAATCACCGGCGACGCAACGCCGGAGGTGGTCGAGGCGTTGGATCTGTACGGCGCCGAGTTTGCCGAGCGAGTTATCAGCATTATGGAAGAAGCGGGCGTAGATGCAGCAAGGAGGTCTTACTGATGGCAACCTATACAACCAAACAGGGCGATATGTGGGATGCCATTGCGTACACACAGTTGGGAAGTGTGTCCTACACCGATAAGCTGATGAACCTTAATCAGCAATACCGGGAGTATTACACATTCCCCGCTGGTGTTGTACTGCAACTCCCGGAGATCTCTTCCGATCTTGTTTCTACAATGCCTCCTTGGAAGCAGGTGACTGGATGAGTAACCCTGAACTTGCCCGGAGAGCAACTGCGCAGGTTTCCTTTGACGGCGTTGATATTACCAAGTCGATCACTCCGTATCTTCTTTCGCTGACCTATACGGACAGCGAGGAAAACGAAGCTGACGATTTGCAGATCAAAGTGCAGGACCGGGAATCTGTGTGGTTGACCTCGTGGCTTAACCAAGTTATCGATGCCGCTGCCGGAGGTACGGTAACCACATCCACAACGAATTTCGGCGTTGGCGACATCGTTGAGTTCACCGGCACAAAGCATTACACCAACGCAAATGCTGCAAGCGGTCCATCGTGCAGACCCGGTAAAGCGAAGATTACACAGATCTACAAACTGGGTGAGAGCAAACACCCTTACCACTTGATTGCGGTAAGCGGTGGTGGCTCTACTGTCTATGGTTGGGTAGATGCAGCGGATATTAAGGGCGGTCCTTCGGCGGCAAGTTCCTCCGGAACGCCAGCCGGATCTCCGTACAAGGTCAATGCCAAAAGCGGCCTAAATGTCCGGTCAGGTCCTGGAACGAACTACTCCCGTTATGGCACATTGCCTTACGGAACGGTTGTGTCGATCACAGGATCCTCCGGTGGCTGGTCTACCTTCAACTACAACGGAAAAACGGCGTATCTGTTCTCGGATTACTTAACAGCTGTTGCTACCAATTCCGCTTCGATGCCAACCGTTCGGTTTGGCAGCTCCGGAACGAATGTCAAAACTATGCAGCAGTACCTGGTTGATCTCGGATATCCTTTGCCCCGGTTTGGTGTCGATGGATATTTTGGAAGCGAAACCAGATCTGCGGTAACGGCATTCCAAGCAGCAAGTGGTTTATCCCAAGACGGCGTCTGCGGTCCGTTAACATGGGCGGCATTACTGGCGGCTATCAATTCCGGATCTTCCTCACAACAGCCGGTAGAACGGCTTGGACTGAGTATAAGCGCCGTGATCGCATTGCAGAATGCAGCCGGCGACGGAAAGGACAGCCTTTTGGAGTGTGGACAATTTGAACTGGATAGTGTGGATGCGTCCGGCCCACCCTCGGTTATCACGATCAAAGCAACTGCGTTGCCCTATACCTCACAGATCCGGCAGACGAAGAAAACCAAGGCATGGGAATCTTACCACCTATCCGGTATCGCCAATGAAATGGCAAATGCCAACGGCATGAGCTGTATGTACCTTTCGGAAAAGGATCCGTTTTACAAGCGTGTCGAGCAGTATGCTACCAGCGACATTGCTTTCTTGCAGACCTTATGCAGTTCTGCCGGGCTATCGCTGAAAGCAACGAACAATATCATTGTTCTGTTTGACCAAGCTTCCTACGAAAGTAAAGCCACTACCTTAACGATCACGAAGGGCGACAAGTCCTATACCAAGTGGAAGGTAGGCACGAGCGAAGCGGATAAGCACTACACATCTTGCCGGGTGCGCTGGACAAATAGCGCCGGGAAACTGATTGAGGGTATCGCAAAGGTCGAGGATTACAAAGCTGATTCAAAGACCAACCAACAGTTGGAGATCCAGGCGAAGGTGTCCAGTGTTGCCGAGGCAAATGCGCTTGCAGCAAAAATGCTGCGAATGCATAACAAATACCAAAAAACCGCCACATTCACCATGCCGGGCAATCCGGCGCTTGTAGCCGGTATTACGGTGCAGTTGGTTGGCTGGGGCGGTTGGAGTGGTAAGTATATCATTTCCGAGGCAAAACACACGATCAGCGGATCCTACACCACGCAGATCAAATTACGCAAAGTATTGGAGGGATATTGATGGATAGCGAACTGAGCCGCATTGTTCAAGTAGGCACCGTAACTGCTCTTGACACCGGCGCACATAAGGTGCGTGTCAAATTCCAGCATACCGGTCTAACATCTGACTGGCTTCCCGTGCTCAGGAACGCACCGTCAGTATCAAGTCAAACTGCCGGTAGTCATTCGCACACCGGATCTGTTTCAGTTGGATCAGCTGATGGGCACAGCCACAGCGCAACAGCTTCTATCGAAAACGCAGACGGACACGCCCATCCAATTTCGGTGGCGGCGTGGATGCCTGCTATTAACGATACTGTCCTTGTCGTGTATCTGCCTGTGTTCAACAGCGACGGCTTTGTGATTGGAGGTATTTAGAATGGCGAGTATAGGTTGCTTAGGCGACATCCCTTTCAAGGTATCTTCCAACACCGTGCAGACGATCACGAATGGTAAGTTGTCCGGATCTGCCAAGTATGCAACGCACCAGCGGCACGCCGGGGATGCGTTGACAGAGTTTGTTGGCAATAACCCGGACAAATTCACCTTTGATATGGTCCTGTCTGCCTTCCTCGGTGTAAACCCTATGCAGATGGTCGATAAGCTGAACAGCTATATGCGTGAGGGCAGAACCTTGCCGTTAGTGATCGGTGATAAAACCATTGGCAAGTACCGGTGGACGATCACGGGGATAAATACGAAGCTGCAGAACACAGACGGCTCCGGCAATATCATTGGCGTAACCGCATCGGTTACCTTGCAGGAATACCTGAGATCGTGAGGTGCGTATGAGTTATAAAATTTCCCCCAAAGACCTCGGTGCCCTGAAGCTGAACGAAACCGACTATGTGCGCTCTGCGTTGCAGAATGTGGCTATTGTTCTGAGTACTTGGCAGGGCACTGTGCCGCTTTACCGGGAGTTTGGTATTTCCTCTGCTGCGGTGCATAAGCCACTTCCTGTGGCGAAAGCAATGCTCCGGGCGGGGATCCGGGAAGCGGTCGAGAAATACGAACCCCGTGTAGAGGTCGTCGATGTTACTTTTTCAGAAGGCATTGACGGCCTTACTCCTACCGTGGAGGTGAATATCCTTGAGTAGAAATCCCGATTATCAATTTGTCAGCACGGACACCGACGCCCTTGTGGCAGAGCTGGTGTCCGGGTATGAAGAACTCACCAAAACCACAGTTCGCCCTGCAAGCCCGGAGAAACTGTTTATCCAGTGGGTTGCAAACATCATCCTCCAAGAGAGGGTGTGGAACAATTACACCGGCAATCAGAACATTCCGAGCCGTGCTTCCGGAAGCGACCTTGACAGTCTGGGCGAGCTTTTCTATGAAACGGTGCGCCCGGCCGCACAGCCTGCGGTGTGTACTGTTCGCTTTGAGATCTCCGAAGCGCAGAACACCGCAATCCTCATTCCCGCAGGTACGAGAGTTACGGACAACAGCGGCGAGATCGTGTGGCTGACAGAGCAGGATGTTTATATCAGCATTGGATCCACTTATGCCGATGTCCAGGTCCGGTGCGAAACCCCCGGTGTGATCGGCAACGGCTACGCCATAGGACAGATCAACACGATCATTGACGTGTTCGATTACTACGCAGGCTGTTCCAACATCACCGTCAGCGACGATGGCGCCGATGAAGCTACCGACGAGGAATATTACGAGCTTATGCGCACAAGCATGGACGGATATTCCAGCGCCGGTGCCCGTGGTGCTTATGTCTATATCGCAAAGAAGGTCAGCACCGAGATCGCTGATGTGCTTCCCAACCGTCCGGCTCCCGGATATGTAAATATCTATGTGCTGATGGATGATGGCACATTGGCCACCGAGGAGGTCAAGAACGCCGTTGCGCAAGCGTGTAGCGACGAAACTGTGCGTCCTCTTACTGACTTTGTGGCTGTTGCTGATGCAGAGCAGGTACCGTACAACATTTCGCTGACCTACTACATCCAGCGTGGCACATCCAAGAGTGCAGTGGAGATCGAGGCGGATGTGCAGAAAGCTATCCAGGAATATGTTTCCTGGCAGTGTGCGAAATTTGGACGGGATATTGTTCCGGACAAACTTCGTGAGTACCTGTATGCTGCCGGCATTAAGCGCATTGTGCTGAATGAACCGGCATTTACCGTGCTTCGTGACGGTCTTGATAATACCGTGCCACAGGTAGCAGCTGTTGCGAACATCGATATTATCAACGGAGGTTATGAGGATGAGTAGCCATAAGTTATCTGCGAGTAATCTGCTGGCTTCGCTGCCGGTGGTTCTCCAAAAGGATGAAAACTTGGCTGCCATCGCTTCCTCTGTTGCAAATCTCCTTGCGAAACGCCGGGAGGAAATACGCAAGGTTGCGATATACTCCCGCATTGACGATCTTCCGGAAGATCTCTTGGATATCCTGGCTCACGACTTCAAGGTGGACTGGTACAACTACGACTTTCCTGTTGAAGCCAAGAGAGCCTTGCTGAAAAACTGCTGGAGTGTCCACCGCCGTCTTGGTACGAAAGGTGCGATTGCTGCAGCACTATCGGACATCTATCCCGGATCCACCGTTGAGGAATGGTTTGAGTACGGCGGTGAGCCGTACTTCTTCCGGGTGGTCTTGGATGTTACCGATCAGTATATGGATATTTCGCAAGACGAGATCTTACGGGCAATCGACATTTACAAGTCGCTTCGCTCACAGATCGAAGAGGATGCGATTTATTACCGCAGCCGCAATACATTCCGGATCCGCCTAAACTGCGGTGCTGTGATCTACGGGGTGCGGCTATGTGGCACTTATCCGGTTGTCGCCACGCAAGGCGACACGGAGGAAAGCAGTCTTTCCGTAGAAACAGCCAGTGCCGGTACCGCCTATCGTGTCAAGATGTGCGGTACGGCGCTGGGAAGCATTATTTAGGAGGTGTGATCCTTATGCTTGCATCAGCAGCATTTAGCGATCTGCGCAGCTATATCAAACGCAGAATTGCCTTTGCAAAATACCACGCAGATGGGGTTGCAACAAAAACCGACCTCACCGATGTATCGATCCTGGCAGATGGTACTGTACGGGCACAGTTATCCATCATTCCGGGCGGTACGGTAACCGTAACCCGGGTAGAGCTTTACAACTCCAACGGAGATCTGTGGGCCTACCAAAATTGCAACATCACAATTTCCACGGGACAGACCGGCATTCTGTACTGGTTCGACTTCTCCGTGGTGGAAGAGGAGGGATAGTCGATGTACAATCCTACACTATGGCTTGACCATGTAACCAACCCCAGCAGTGTGTTCAAGATCGTTGATAACGGCGACGGAACCTTTACCATCACGCCTGCCGGAACTGTCATGCAGCAGGGTACGCCGCAGGACCAGGCCCACTTCAATAAGATCGAGGCTGGCATTTTGGATGCGCATACCGCAGCTGCGCTGATCCTTAACTTTGCCCGTCAGCACGAATGGGAGGTTGAGACTGGCTCCGTTAGTCTTACCAACAACAAATCTTTCCCGTTCAACAGTTCCCAGACCTCGGTTGCTTTGAAAACACCCAAGGAAAGCGCAAACTACATTGTGCTGACCGAGATCGTGAACACCAACGGAAACCCCGGCGAGATCATGGTTTCGGACAAACTGCTTAACGGCTTCAAGATTGCCTTCACTGGCTCTGCTACCGCCGTTACTGTAAACTACACCGTAATAGGAGGCTTCATGAGATGACTGTTATCGAGAAAAACCCCGGTCAGAAGATCCCTTATGAGATCTACGGCAATAAGATTTGCTTTGACGATGATCTGACCATCAATCTGGAAAAGCGGGAGGAAGATTGGGATGTACATATCGACGTCTGCCATGACGCAGACGGCCATCTTGTGATCGGCGCAGCAGCCGGCCGCAAATATGTTGCCGAGATCGACATTCCCAAGCGCAAGTATATCGAAGTCGAAGCGGATGAAGCCGCTGAGCCTGTTGCAACAGGCGGTGAAGGGCAAACCTCCAGCACCTCTTTGGTACCTGTGCCCTTCGACATCGACAACATTACGCTCACTCTGTGGGCTGTGGAGTAAGAGGTGCGGCTATGGAAAAACAGAAGCTTAGCACCATTCAGAAACGCAATAACCTGCACCAAGTTTTCCGGGGTGATGATCCGGGCGCTGGCGGTGCTTGCCACAGGTATATCGTGCGCCAGGATAAGTTCTGCCCCCACGAAGAGGTTGTGGTGGCGGAGATCCAATTCCAGCACGGTCCTCGGAATGAGGAAGGTAGCACCAGCGGCGTTCTGGATGTCGATCTGTTGGAAATTGTCCGTGACCGGTTGCAGCAATTCCAGAAGGGCGAATTTGCTACCCGTGAAAACGCCTGCGCATTAACCCACATTGAGGAAGCCTTGATGTGGATGAATAAGCGCACAGAAGATCGTGCTGAGCGCAATGTGCTCGGCACCTACAACAAGTGAGGAGGTAGCTTATGGCTAATTTTGATCTTTCTGCCCTGGCATTGTCTGCTGTTTGCCCGGGCAATGAAATTCTCTACGATGATAAGGGTATGCCCTCTATCATGGTGAAGATCCCCAAGCAGACCTATGCACAGTTGGGTATTGGTGATAGCACAGAAGTTCACCCTGCGTTCATGGTCAATGGCAAGGAAGTAGATGCACTCTACATTTCCAAGTACCAGAACATCATGCAGAACAACCGGGCGTACTCTCTGCCTGCGCAGGATCCCCAATGCAACGTCAACTTTGATACCGCACGGCAGTACTGCGAGAACAAAGGAGATGGCTGGCATCTTATGACCCGTGCCGAGTGGGCTTTGCTTGCGCTGTGGTGCAAGCAAAACGGTTGTATGCCTAAGGGCAATAACAACTACGGCAAGGATCACAGCGAGACCGGCTATAAGGCTATTCCTACTCTTATTGGTTCTGACGGAAAGACCAACCGTGTAGCAACAGGTACGGGGCCGCTGTCTTGGAGCCACGATGGAACACCGTCCGGCATTTGGGATCTGAACGGCAATGTTTACGAGTGGGTTGGCGGTCTGCGTACTGTTTACGGCGAGGTTCAAGTGCTTGCAAACAACAACGCAGCTGACAGCGCTCATTCCCAAAGTGCGACGAGTGCTGAGTGGAAGGCAATCGACGCAACAACCGGTGAGTACATCACACCGGATGGCAGCGGAACTACAGCCAATTCTGTCAAGATCGATGTTGTTTCCAGCAAGATTGTGTACTCCACCACTATCACAAACCAGGTAAATGATTACAAGTCTTGTGCTTTCAACAGTGTTACCTGCGACGACACTGTGAGCGATGCAGCAAAGAAAATCCTTCATGCCTTGGCTCTGTTGCCTTATGGTACTGGATATGAGGACGACTATATGTATATCAACAACGGAGCATCCGAGCGATCCTTCTGCTGCGGTGGCGTCTGGGACTACTCTTCCGGCGCCGGCGTGTTCTTCCTGAGCGGCGGCAGCGCTCGCTCGCTCTCCAGCACGGACGTCGGTTTTCGCTCCGCTTTTGTCAAACTGCCTACTGATTAACTGTTACCTGTTTGCTCTGCGACAGCAGAGCTATGCCGTGCGATAGCACGGCCGCGCAAATTTTCAAAATAACGCATTTCGTTATTTTCTCCCAAATCCCCCAATAATCCTGCGCCCCGGAGTAAAATGTTCGCATATTTCTTCGGGGTGCAGGAGGTGCATATCGTGTCTGAGGATTTGAAGATCCTCCAAAAGATCTTCGATATGATGGAATACGGATACCAAGCCCTCGCTCAGTACCCAAAGTCCGAAAAATTTGCCCTCGTTACTGACATCAAGCACAGTATGGACATACTGCTTGAAAGGTGCATTGAGGCGCAGAAGAAATATTACAAAAAGACCACCCTGCAGGATATGGACGTGGAGGTTATGAAACTCCGTGCCTACCTGCGGCTTTCCCACCAGCTCGGCTTTCTTCCAATGAAGAAATACGAGATATGGTCCGGGAAGGTGGTCGAGATCGGGAAGATGTTAGGTGGATGGATCAAGACCGTCAATGGTCAAAAATCCACTTGATATAGGGTACAGATCGATGCGATCCTTCTACTGCGGTGGCAACTGGAACAACTCTTCCAACGCCGGCGTGTTCTACCTGAACGGCAACAACGCTCGCTCGAACTCCAACACGAACATCGGTTTTCGCTCCGCTTTACCTCCAAGCCAGATATTGCAGGCTTGCGGGCCTGCTTTCAGTGCAGAGGGAAATAAAGGGATCTGTTTCCTCAGTTGGATATTCCGGCTGAAAAATATTAGCTGTATATGCCGGCGTTCCGATCTGTAATGGATACGGCGCCTGTAAGGTACAGCCTTCGGGGAGATGGCGAAATGGAAAAGCACTCTCATGTTTTCGAGAGGTTTGCGACTTTTGACAATTTGTATGACGGTTACCTTCTTGCACGCCGCAACAAGCGGTACCAAGATTGTGTGCTCGGATATTCCGCCAACCTCGAAGAAAGGTTGATCAATGACCTTAACCGGCTATTGTGGAAGGAGTACACCCCGGGTCAGCTTCATCAGTTCTACGAGTATTTTCCAAAG